ATCGCAACCACCACCAAAAGAACGAATATCACTGCCGCGCTGCCCATGCTGACCCCTTCCTCGGATTGTTGTCCTGCTTCCATTTTGCCATAAGCACACTCTTTGCCGTCATGTCCGCCTTGGGACTCAAGCTCTGATAATACTCCTGCTGCCTCACTTGCAACGGTTTGGAGGCTGGACGGCCGAAGATTGCATACAGCCCGTACCCGGAACCTTGAAGCGGAGAGTCTGAGCCGTCGCTCGAACCTTCGATCTGCTCTACCTTCACTGGGTCCGACTTCACCAGCGGAATGACCCGGCGCAACTGCTTGCACTTGTCGCTCACCATCCAGCCTGGATACTCCAATGGGTGACCACTTGCATCCTCTCCGTACCTGATCCGCTTGGCAAGCAATTCCCTCATCAGCGTATCGCGGCCCAACTTGTCCCTTGTGCTCGGCAGCGGTATTGGGATGCCCTCGCGCCGCAGAACCGGCGTCATGCGCTGATTCACAGACCGCATATCCGCGCCCATCGTCGCTGTTGCCTTACTGTATTCCGCATCGAAAGAATGTGTGAAGTTGATGAACTGCGGAATCTCCATCTTTCCGTGTTCATTCTCTTCGACCGCCCACTCCGCTATATGCTCCGCCAAGTCTTCCGGCTGCTCGTGTTGGGTGTAAAGCTCATCGTATGTATAGACTTCTCCGTTCGGACCCATGCAGTGCTTGTAGTAGCTGGCCGGATGTTCATATCCCCAGTTGCCTGAAATCCAGCGGCGATACCAGTCCGGGAACCGAACGCTTCCATCCTTGAACACGTGGATGTTCTCATCCCAAACCCCTCGGAAGTATCCGCCAGCCGCCCCCCACAAGCCGAACTTGAGCGCATCGCGCACATCTGCCGGGTACGCCTCAAGGTTCTTTAAGAATGTCGGATCGTTGGCGAATATAGGGTTGTCTAGGTACGTTGCCGGGAAATAGTCGTAATCCTCTGGATCAAATGCGGCCTTTTGGCTATCGTCCATCCCCATGCAGGGAATACCCTTGACGAACAAATCCTCTACCCACATCGCGCCAATACCAATGGGATTCCCTGCCCCATACTTGCGAGGCTTATCGCTCACTGGGCAACGATTCCAGGCTGCAACACTGCTCCATTGCTTGAAGGTGAACTCGCAAAGCTCATCGTACCCCATGTGGAACCACTGACCTTGCCAGCCCCAGACGTCATGCTCATACTGCATCGACCCAAACTTGGTCGTAGCACCGTTGAGCCAAGTGACCTGGTTCTTGCCCTCGTTGTACTGTTTATAAAGCTCTTTTGGGAAAGACTCGCGGAATCGTGTAATCACCGTTGACTCTAGCATGGGGAATGTGCGCCGGAACAGAATCGTATGAACCTTGGGACCGTCCTCATTGCTGAACTCGTTGCACGCTTGAAACTGCTCCATCAGCATCCCCATCGTTTTGCCGGGGCCAGCCGCGCCGCCCATGAACCCGTATGGTGCTGCCGAAGCATGGAAGCGGCACTGGAAAGGGTATGGATCATAAATCTTGCGCGTGTCGATAATGAAGCGGTCAGCGCCGGTCAGCATTGGCTATCCGTGGTAGATGACGAGTGAGCCGGTCGTGGGAGCCGTGGCAAACAGGCCGCGAACCCAGGGCACAGCGCATGAGATCGTAGCAAGCGCACCGGCAGCGATAGACGATCCGAGAGACTGGTACAGCGCCGCGCTATCTGAGGGAGCAGCTTGCATCTGTACCGACTGATTGGTGCCGTTGAACACCGTGCAATATGTTGCCGTATCGCCTGGCGCTGGAGCAATGGCCACCTGCTCCGTGGCTAGTACGCCGCTATCAGATGCGGCATTGTTGACCAGCGTGATCTGGTCGCCGGTGTAGAGCGCAGGCTTGGGAGTGGGCATTGGCTGAGTGTTGTAGGCTGGCATAGATCACCTCACCTGTGAGTGTACATCTTCCAGCACCAGAGTCCCAAACCAAAAAAGACAGCACGTGACGAACCAGCCAAGTAGCTCTCTCATGGGCGCATCTTCTCTACTTCCCGGCGAATCCCTACAGTGACGCACATAACCACGGCAACACCTAACGCCTTCCATCCCCAAGCGTAAACCATTAAGCCGCAAAGCGAAAATTCAGCCGCAACGAATCCAAGTAGTAACCAATTCCTTCTGCTCATGGGTACATACTCCTGCAAGTTGAGCACCAGTAGCCATCCGCACGTTGGAAGCCGGTATGGCCCGCCTGGGTGCACCTGGTGGATCGGGCTGGACTCGAACCAGCATCCATCTGAGCATCACTGCTCTGCTCTCTAACCACTTGAGATACCGCCCCATTATCCCACTTGCGAGACCGGCAAGCCCGGTTAGGGCACCGCGCAGGCTTTGCGCTGCTATCAGGCATCCACTCCCACCCGCACAGATCACAATGCCACATCTCCCGCGTTACTCTACTCATGGGTACATTGTACCATATATGGGTACATTACGCCCACTATTTAGGCGGCCTGGGGATGCTCGTAATGATCTGAACCGGCCCGCCACCTTCGCCGGTAATCGCCGTTTTTTCGCCGTATACCTTAGGGTCGAGTTGCCCTATCACCTTAGATAACGTCTGGACAATAAGCTGGGAGCGCTGAACATTGTCGCCAATCTCCGTTTCTTGGCCTTTAGAAGTGAGCTTTGTTTTCTCTCCTATAAGAGGCGTAAGTGCATATTTTACACGAAGATCGCTCAAAAAGTCTGCTCTCAATTTGCGCGCACGTGCGGAACGTTCACGGAATTCTGGTATTTCATCCAGCCATCTATAAATAACTCTGCGACTTGGAGTTGATAAATCCTGTCCCCGCTCGATCCTTAGATCATCGAGAATCTCATCAATTCCTTTGATTTCCGTAGCCCATCTATCGCACAACTCCGCCGCAAGCTCACGATCATACGGTGTTGGTGGTCTGCCTGCTGACATAGCGTGATTATAGCGCGTCTTTCCTTCCAAGCGCACAGTTTGACAACAAAGCAGCTATGTGCATACAATCCCTCTATGGACGATAAAACCGTATCAGCGGTGATGAGCTACCTGGGACGCAAAGGTGGGAGACCTCCTATCATGCGTCCTTGCCCCAAGTGTGCCCGTACAGTGAGTGCCAGAGCTATGCAGTACCCCTGTCCCGCACACACATCAGCAGCGTCTAGACGATCACCGGTAAAGATTTTCACCCGCGTAAACACTGGAGATAAATGAGATTTGCACAGATTATCCACAGTTTAGTGCGATATTGCACTTGACATACAAAGCAGGTTTGTATACTCTTTAATCATGCAAGGGAGGAAACAAAAATGAAACTCGAAAACGTAGAAGTTTCGTTGAATGAAGAAACATTCGCGGTGAACTGCCTATTGTGGACCGCAGACGGTTTCCGCTTCCACGTTTGGATGTACTCGCCTGAAACTCTGTACAAGAACCCTCCAAAGGAAGCGGAGTACGGCAAGCCGAAGACGGGATACTTCGAGACTCGCCAGTTGAACGCAAACGCCCGCATCAATAAACAGATGATCGCCGAAGCCAGCAACATAGCCGCCGTGCAGGGAGCCGTCGAGAAAGCCAAGGCCGCTCTGCTCCAAAAGAAGGCGGTTCAGGACGAAGCGAACCGCATATCCTACACGAAGCATTGCAAGCGGGAAGCAGCCGAAGAGATGTACGACGCGCTGAAAGAGATTGTAGACACACTCTCGCCGGAAGACTTCGCGCATTGGACCGAGAAGGCCCGCGCTGCAATCGCAAAGGCAGACGAACTGAAAGCCTAACCCGTCCCGCCGGAGTGTATCCGGCGAGCCCTCATCATCTCCAGAGCCTCCACGCGGCAGAGAGCGGGCAACAGGACGAGTACGAAAACAGGGCTTTGACCTATGAGCCTGGGCAAGTAGGAAACTCCTGGCAAATGCTGGACGAAACAGGAAACGAGGGTAGCTATATGCATTGACCACATACCGGCGGGCACGGTTAGCCCGCATACAGGAACGGCGCTCAGGTGAAAACTGGCGAGAGCGTAGGACATCATGCAAGGGAGGAAACAAAAATGGCTACCTGGTACAAACTCACAGACAAAGACGGTTACACGCGCAAAGGTAAGGAGAATGAATGTCTTTGGGGTGAGAACATAACGCATATCGCGACGGGAAAAGGATCACTACTTTGTTCAAGAGACCTCATCCACGTTTACCGGAATCCCCTGATTGCTTCGTTTATGAATCCCTCTCATGCGGATTTCAAGAATCCATTATTGTGGGAATGCGAGGCTAAGGGAGACTGCAACCATGACGGCCAGTTGAAATCGGGCTTTAAGACAGTCACAACTATTCGGCGCATTGACTTGCCTGTTATCACTTTGGAAAAGCGCATCCGCATCTCAATTTACTGCGCCCTGAAACAATACTCCGCTCCGTCCTTTGTGAAATGGGCTAATGCTTGGCTTGATGGCTCAGATCGTTCGGCGGAGGCGGCGGAGGCGGAGGCGCGGGCGGCGGCGG